AGGACCATGACCTCGTGTTCAATGCCTTCTTCTCCGAAGTTTCCCAAGCTTACCAGCAGGGTGAAATCTGGAAGGGTGACATGAAGCTTGAGAACGAGATGGGTCATGTGGATGATGCGATGATCAAGCTCAAGTTCGGTCCGATGAAAGAACTGGAGCGCATGTACATCGCTTATCTGAACAAGGAAGGCTCCGATCCTATCAAGTGGACCATGATCGAGTTCTGCATTCTGAACTCATTGGAAACTGCGCAGGTGGAGCAGAACAAACGCCGTATGCGGGGTATCTATGTCAAGCCGGAAACGGGTGTCGCAGGCAATTACTTGAACGCATCAACCGGAATCATATACACGCTGGTCCGCTACATGCATGAGTTTAAGATTCTTCCCCATGACGATGAGTCCTATCGCAGCTACACGGCTTCCAACATGTTGGATTCCGTTCAGGAGTTTGTCGGCGATGTGGTGGCTTCCTGCACGGAAGACATGGACCTTGACCGCCACGTCCTCTATCTGAATAAAACCCATTTGCCCTGGTGGATTAAGAATGTCCGCGCCAAATATGGAAAGGACATTGATTTTTCCGGTCCGGACAGTTACCGCAATGTGGTACCTGACACGAATATGCGTATCATCTGGTTGCCTCACCTCGGTCAGCTTCCCCTCATGTTCATGGATATTCCGGGTAACCTCCAGTTCCTGGAATTCGTACCGGGCGAGATGCTCTCCATCAAGGTAAAGGATGACATGGAGCTTGTCAAGGCATGGTCCACCTGGAAAGAGGGTTGTGCAGCGTCGTTCACCGGCCGCCGTTTTGACAGCCTGGAAAAACTGAAGGCCAACAATTACGAATGGCAGCAGATCTTCATGAACAAACCTGCCGTCGATATGGCAGCAGACGCGACCACTGTCGATGCTTCAAAGGGATTCTGGCAGATAACAGCGGCCAACACTGCCGCCAAAGCCATTACGGACATTACGGGAGCCAAAGCCGGTGTAGCCTACATCATTGAATGTGGCAGCACAGAGAATGCCACTACCATCGCCAAGTCGGACAAGTTTGCCGACATTACGGAAGCTTATACTCCGACCAAAGAGGGTGACTATATCATGGTAATCCTGAACAGTAAGGGTAACTTCCTGGAACTGGAACGTCAGGTAGGCGGTGTACGCAAGGTGAACGCTGCACTCCAGCCCAACATTCCTGGAGTCAGATAATTGGTTGTCTATAAGAACAGATTGTTTTCAGGTAGCGCGGGGCGGGTCCACTTAAGCCCGCTCCGTGTTTTTTATAACTTAAAAATTAAAATTGTATGAAAGCAAAAAGAATTTCAAATCCTTTCCGTAAAGGGAACCAGGCCGCCCGTAAGATGCAGGTCCGGTTTTTCCTTTCGCTGATGGTGCTTCTGGCACTCGTGTTTATTCTTGACATGGTCATGTCTCCCGGTTCTGTGCTGGGAATTTACGGATTTTCCGGTACCACACTGGCCGCCATGATGGTCATCGGTGACGTGAATGACGTATCCGACCGAAAAACGCATGGCTCAAACATCGCCTATAAGATTTATTTGGTGGATATCGACCAGGTAAATTCCGATGTGCCCTTTCCGCTTCCTAACCAGCAACGAGAGATAAGCACCATCCCGATGAAAGCCGGACAATACATGAAGTACTTTGCGGCTCACGATATTCCCACCTACACTTCAACCGGCGAGAAGGGTGACATTACCACCAGCGGTACCAACACTTTTGTTGCCGTCATGGGCGGCATGCGTGACCAGCTGCTCGATTTCATTGAACAGCATGCCGGAGGCAAGTTCATCATCCTTTTCAAGGAAGTGGGCGATGCGCAGTGGTACATTCTCGGCAACTATGACCGTCCGATGGTACTCTCCTCCTTCGAGTCCAAAAACGACAAGGACGGGCGTTATGTAACCTATACCTTCACACGTACAAGCATTGACCAGTACTATAAGTATACGGGCGATATTGTCCGTGCTCCGGCAGCGGCTCACACGGCTGATGCAACGGCACTTGCCATTAAATCCACCAACAACCGTTATGCAATCCCCGATGGCAGTGAAGGCACATACGCCATTTCCACTGTCAGCGGATTGACAGCCAATGATAAGGGACGTTACATCACACTTGAGGGTACCGGTACCGACAAGGCGGCCACCATTGCCGACGGCAACAGCTTTGTGCTTGAGGATGGAGCTACCTGGACAGCCAAAGCGGGTTCCTCCATCACCTTCATGGTGCTTGATGCCTCTACACTTGTCGAGGTATCCGGTAGCCGTGTGCAGACAGCTTAGTAAAAAACACCTCTTACAAGTCAGCAGAATTCCCTTATAGGCAGCGTGTTGGCTTGTAAGAATTAAATCTGTATGTTATGTATAGTTTCAAAGAAAAGAAGACACATTTCGTAGCTCTCCGGAATCTGGATGTGGCACAATATGACCTTGAGTTACTGGCTAAAGAAGTTCCTGGATTTCCGCAGCTTGCCACATTCTCACGCAATCCCAAACGTTATGCCGATGATATCCTTTATGCACTGTTAGATTGTGCTACACGTGAGAAGATACGTGAGTATCGCCGGGCTATGATCGCAAAAGAGGCAGAAGATGCCGGAGAAAAGAAAACAGAAGCCCCTGCTGCGGAAAAACCGGCCGAAAAAAAACAGCAAATGCCCGAAGGGGAAACAACACATACTGAAGAGACCGGTCCACATGATGACGTGGAAAAGCCTGAAACAGCTCCGGCTGACAACTCGGCAGAAGAGTTGAAACAAGCGCTTGATGAAGCGGAAGCCCGTGCTGAAGAAGCCGAACAGCGTGCCGATGAAGCGGAGGAAGCCAGGGATGAAGCGGAAGCCCGTGCCCAGGAGACTGAGCAGGCTCTGGAAGAAGAGAAAAAAAAAGAGCCGGCCAAAGAAACTCCGAAAAAGTCCAAAAACAAGAGGAATACCCGCAAATCGACTGGGACAACCTCTTCGACCCGCAAGTCCAAATAGCCACACTCATCTACAACGACCGTGTGGTCACTTGGAAACAGATGAAGCAGCTCGACGAAAGTCTGGAAAGAAAACCGCAGAAGCGTGACATCATGGACATGGTGGAACTGCGTATCCGTAATCTCCAGGCATTCGATGAGCTGCAATCGTTCAACGACACTGGGAAGTTCCTCTACATTCATCCGCTCATAGCCCACCAGTCAGAGAGAGCACAACTGGAGAAGCTGCTGCAGACGGACCCGCAGGAGTTCCTGCGCCTGCATAAGAACGTGACGGACAATATCCGCAGATACGAGTGTTACCTGAAACGCGCTGACAGGCAAAACAAGCGCACCCAAGACAAGGAGAATCTCCGACGTCACCGTGAACGGGAATCACTGTTCAAAGCAATATTGCAAAAATTCAATTCGAAGTAAAATGGAAAAGCTGATAGAAGTATTTAATTTGGGTGGTTTGCCTACTGCCCCGCTGGATTCGTTCTTGGAGCTTCAGGAGGACTTCAAGAAGTCTGATCCTGACAAATTATCGAAACTGCAGATGCTTATCATCACCCGTGGTTTCAAGTATGCGTTCAAAGCCTGGCAGGATCCGGACGGAAAGCTCTGGATTATCGATGCCCACCAGAGACGGAAAGCACTGCTTGCATTGCGCAAGTCCGGGTTTACAATACCGGAAATACCTTATGAACCCATTTTTGCGGCAGACAAGAAGGAAGCGGTAGAGGAAATAGCAGCCTATAATTCCGAGTTTGCCACCAGGAATCCGGATACCCTGCTGTTCAAAAAATATAATATAGATTCTGACACCCTGCAGCGCTTCAACCTGGGTTATGAGGTCAAGACCACTGATTTCGGGCAGCTATCTCCCTTGTTTGCCCAAGAGCATGAGTCGGAAAATGTGCAGGAAGATGCCACCGATTTTAATGTTCCTGCATCTGAAGATACTGTAATTGCCAGACCCGGCGATATATGGTTGCTCGGTAACCATCGTCTGATGTGTGGTGATTGCCGTTCCAAATCGGACATCACGGCGCTGATGGACGGACAGCATGCGGACTTGTGCGTCACAGACCCACCGTACAACGTGAACTATGAAGGCGGTACAGAGGAGGAACTCACCATTCAGAACGATTCCATGGAAAACGACTTGTTCGCCACCTTTCTCAGGCAAGTGTTTTCTGTCATGTTTGCCGTACTCAAGCCGGGAGGATCCTACTATATATTCCATGCGGACAGTGAAGGCGAGAATTTCCGGGCTTCTCTCAGGAAAGCGGGATTCAAGATTGCACAATGCTGCATCTGGGTAAAGAATACTATGGTGATGGGACGCCAGGATTATCAATGGCAGCATGAACCTTGTCTCTATGGCTGGAAACCGGGTGCCGGACATCAATGGAATTCCGACCGTAAGCAGACTACTGTCTGGAATTTCGACAAGCCGCAGCGCAATGCCATACATCCGACAATGAAGCCCATAGCCCTTATGGCATATCCCATATCCAATTCCAGCACTCCCGGTCAGATAGTCCTCGACATCTTCTCCGGATCCGGTTCAACCCTCATGGCATGCCAGCAGATAGACCGTATCTGTCATGCTATGGAGATAGACCCGAAATATGTCACCGCCACCATTCACCGATACCGCGCCATGTTCCCTGAACAGCCCATCCGGTTAGTCCGGAACGGAGAATTACTGGATGTGGAACAGACAGCAAAGATTATGACTGCCCCAAACAAGGTAATCCAATGAGACATGCATCACTTTTCAGCGGAATAGGTGCGCCGGAATTGGCCGCTTATTGGTTGGGTTGGGAAAATGTATTCCATTGTGAAATCAACCCATTTTGTAGACAAGTACTTAATTATTGGTTCACTAATTCAAAAAGTTATGAGGATATCACAAAAACAGATTTTAGAGAATGGCAAGGGAAAATTGATGTCCTCACGGGAGGATTTCCATGCCAACCGTTCAGTGTGGCCGGAAAGAGAAAGGGAACAGAAGATAACCGCTACCTCTGGCCGGAATTTAAACGTGCCATACGGGAAATCAGACCGCCTTGGGTTGTTGGTGAAAATGTTGCTGGCATCTTATCAATGGTACAACCCAGCAAGAAGGCTGACATGGAAAGTATGCCGGCTACGGAGCATGAGGATAAACAGGAGTTTGTCATCGAAACCATCTGCAAGGACCTTGAAGCCGAAGGATATACTGTCCAACCGATTGTTATACCGGCTTGTGCCGTCGGTGCGCCCCATAGAAGAGACAGAGTCTGGTTCATCGCTTGTAACAACAGCTTCAGATTACGAAAAAAAAAGAGTGAAGGAAAATCGGATACGGATGGCAGAATACCTCCGTACGAATTTGTTGCAGACTCCCACGACTGTCCAACGTTGCGAAGCACCGGAAAAAATGAAGGAAAGGGCACTCAAAAAGGGATACAAGAACGGAACGACATACAACAGTCTGCTAAGCCAGCTTGTTTATGGGGGACTTCTTCCTACTCCTCAAGCGGCAGACAGTTCAATTGGTGCAGTAATAGGACAGAACGACCGCTTTATCATTACGAAGAACGGGATGTTTCGGAAAGTGAATCAGAACGGTTCGAACGGAAGTGTAGGACTTGGAAGGATTTTCCATCTGATGAGCACACCGACTGCATCGGATTGGAAGGGAGGCTCGACAAGGAAAAACCCCTCTCTCCAGAGAACGAGTCTGCGTGGGGAAATACATGCGGATTACGGTATTGGGAAGACTTCCCAACTCAACCCCCTATTTGTCGAGGAGATGATGGGATTTCCGACTTATTGGATACTGATGCCATTTTTAAAAGCTCCCGGTCCATCCGTCAAAACCCTTATTCCAGATGGAGGACAGAAGCGATAAAAGCCTATGGAAATGCCATGGTGCCACAAGTGATATATCAGATATATAAGACCATCAACGAAATAGAACAATAACATGAAAAATGAAATCAGTCCAACTTCAAATGTCGATAAGGCCACCTTGATAGGTGACGAATATGTATCCCAAGTGCGTACTTTCGGTGCCTTGGGGTACACTCCCCAACGTATATGTACGCTTCTCGGCCTGCGTGGAAAAGAAAAAACGGCACTTATAGTCCGTCTGTCGATACCCGGTGACGTATATTACGACGCCTACCGTAACGGTTGTGCCCTGGGAGAATACAATATCGATGCCGAACTTGCCAAGAAAGCCGAGACCGGTGATGTGTCGGCCATTGAGACCTTGGAAACACGTAAGCAGGAACGGACAGTCAAAGACTTAAGAAACCAACTCTTTGGAATATGACCAGACTCGACACCCTTGATAAGATACATCCGGACTTGATATCCGCATTCCTCACCACCGGAAAGTGTGACGGCATTCCTGCCGATGTGCAGTTATTTCTCAAGCAGCTGCAATGGGCAGCGGAGATTTACGAATACGAGCGTAACATCACCCGTGCCGCCAAGCAGCTGCGCCAGCGCATCAATGCCCAGCAGCAGATAAATGTGGATGAACGTACATGCAAGGCACGCATTTATGCGGCCATCAATTACTTCAATATCGACAACAATGTGTCCATCAAGGTGTGGGAGTCCAACTATGCCGACAAGTACGAGGATCTTGCCAAGCTTTGTGCGGCTGCCGGTGACTACAAGACCCAGGGCAAGTGCTATGCCGCCGCCCTGGAGTGCCGTCGCCGTGCCGCCGAGATTGCCGAAGCCGACCGTAATCTGGGAATCGTTTTCCTGATATCTCCCGAGCTTACTCCGGAAGACCTGGGATACAGCAAGGCCTCTCTGAAGGAGATTGCCTCCAAGCACAATAAAGGCTTCTATCTGAACCTGATAGAGAACCTTCCCATCGAGAAGGCCGAGAAGAAGCGCCTGCTGCGCGATGCGGATATTGAGGAAGCTGAATACGAAGAACTTAATGAAGAGTGAAATGGAAACAGATATTGAAACCACTTCCCGGTTTGAGGAATACTACATGAACCAGATGCAGATACTGGTCAATGTCATTGATGCCAACAACATATTTGCCGAGGTGGCACGTGCGGGTGGTAAGACGGAAGGTATCACCGGCCCTCGCATCATCCGTGTGGCCAATGACATGCCAGGCGAGCTGTCGTTCCTGGTACATAAGACCTACGTTGCCTTGATGACGAACGTATGGCCCAACCTTCAGGCTTATTTCTCCAGGGAAGTCACCGTAGGTGGGAAGGTGCGCTCCATGCTGGAGTATGGCATCGATTATGTGGTGGGCGAAAATAAGCTCCCTTCTCATTTCCGCAAGCCCCGATATCCCATATCCTACCCCAAACACAGTGTCGTTTTCCGGGATGGCCATCACATCCAGTTGGTAAGTTCGGATCAGCCGGAGTCCGTTGCCGGACGCTCTGCCGTCCACGCCATCATTGAAGAGATGAAACACAACAAAGGGGAGAAATTGAAAACCCGCTTGTTCCCTTCCCTCCGTGGTGCCAGTGCCGAAATACGCCGGTCACCTTATTACCAAGGAATCACGGGCGTATCCGATACCGCGCGTGTGGACCTCGGCGAAGATGACTGGTTCGAGGAATATGAGAAGAATATGGATACGAAACTGATGGAGGAAATATCTACAGTAGCGCTTCATGTAAATGTAGCTATCTATCAGAAATACAAACTTATAAATTCCCAACGGGAAACTACAAATCCCGTTACCCTTGAACGTATCCGTCTTGAAATCATCAGGCAGGACCGCATCATATCCTTATGGCAGCCCCGCCTGGCAGACATGCGCCGTAACGCCACGTTGTACGTCCGTGCCAGTTCCTTCTGCAACAAGGATATTCTTGGTCCGAAGTTCTTCAAGACGCAGCTTGAGACCTTGGATATGGACGAATTCCTCACTTCCATCTGCGCTATCCGCCATAAGGAGGTTATCAACAAGTTCTTCGCAAACTACAACAAGGAGAAACATCAGTATGCAGACAGCTATATTTATGAATCCATTCTACGACTTGACCTGCGGGAACATTTTCTACTCACAGCCCGCTATTTGAAGTACTACAACAAGCGTGACGAGCTACTGGTAGGATATGACCCCGGCCACTTCTCCAGCCTTGTTGTCGGGCAGGAAAAGGAATACGGCCGCCGGCTCCGCATAATCAAAGAGTTCTATTGCTGCTACCCGGATGAACAGCCCGAACTCGCCCGTCAGTTCTACGAGTTTTTCGGTACCGATGCTCTGAATAAACGTATCGTCCTCTATCCTGACCGTGCCGGGAATAAACGTCGTGAAGAACTGGAGCAGATTACCACCGACAGCCGTGCCCTAAAGCGTGAGCTGGAAAGTTATGGCTTTGAGGTGGAACTGATGAATGAAGGGCAGGCCACCGTATATCATTGGCAACAGTTCAAGTTGTTGCTTCTTATGTTTGGAGGCCGGAGCAATGCCTTGCCGGAAGTTTTGATAGACGAGAACGAGTGCAGGAACCTTTGCAGTGCCATCATGCTGTCACCGTTGAAAAAGACGGAAGGCCGCATCGAGCTGGACAAATCGTCGGAAAAGAAAGTGCCCCTCAAGAACCAGGCCGGACTGACAACACAGCTTCCCAGTGCCCTGATTTATCTTCTTTTCGGGCGTTATGGAAATAAAGTGTTGAGTGAATTATCGTCCATGCCGGACAATTTACCTGATAATCTGGCTATATAATGGCTGTTTTTCACTATAAAAATAGTCAGTAAAGATACAATAATGGTATCGTTTGACATTAAAACAAACGCTTTTCATTTGGAAACCAGACTTTTATATTTTTGAAAAAGGAAAGCGTTTTCTTCGTGAGGTGCTGTTCAGCACGCACCGCTGAGTTTTGGAGTTGCAAGGCATTCTTCGAGGTTCCTCGGAAATATGACGGAGGGTGCTTCCCGTCCTTTTTCCCACAGTAGAAACCTGCTACTTTCGGGCATGGAAATGATAATGACCGGTATTCAAGCGATGCAATGGGCCAAAGAGATATCAAAACTGCCTAACGGCTGCTTTACCATTGCCTTCTTCCCGTGTTCCAGGCATAAGGGGGAGGCATCAGCCACATTGACAGTTAAAGAAGGATGCAGATGGCGTACTCAACTGCCTGAAGAAAGATTCAGTATAGACAGTGACAACTTCTTTCTGTTTACAGACGCAGACGGGGAACCCAAGATGTGCTACCGTATTCTCATCAGGTACATGGGCTTTCCTCAAGATGGTTTCAAACTTCATAAAATAGATTGGTTATGAGTAAAAGCAATCTCAAAATGGTAGGCAACTTCGGTTGCTATCTTGACGATGACAATGTAATATCCTTCCAGATTGGAGACAGGCCAATGGCTTCAGTCCTGGAACCGGACCCGATGTTCCCCCTGAGTGGAGGAAGTCTTCCGGATACGCAGTGGCAGAGCATCCAAGGATTCCAGGTGTGCAGCCGTGGCTTCAACAACATGAAATGCGAGGAAGTCGCGTCCGACATAAAGAAGAACCGGCTTCTGCCAAGACTGATTACCAAGCAGGTCAGCATGCTGTATGGCCATGGGCTTGCCGTGTACAAGCCGGCAATCGTGGACGGGAAACTTCAGAAACAGTGGGTTGACTGTCCGGAAATCATGGACTGGCTCAACAGTTGGGAACAGCGCGGTCTTGAATCGGGTTATAAGGAAGTGGCCAAATCAATCATCAAGAACTACTACTATTTCAGGGACTGTTTCGTAAAGTGGCGCTTCACAAAGGGAAAAGCAAGAGGGACGATGCCCGTTGCCGGCCTTGAATCCATGGAGAACAGACATTGCCGGCTGGCCACCACCAAGAAGGATGTGGCGACAGATGTTGTCTACTACCGGGATTTCCGCTACATTGCCGTAGGGCGTTGGGGGTATGGCACATCCACTTTCCGCATCTATCCGAAGTTTTCCTTTTCGGAGCTTGCCAATTACAGATTCGCGGCCATTTCCCATCACCGGGAAAAATCCGTGGATGAGTTCTACGGTGTGAACGAAACCCATGCCGGTACCCGCTCCTACATCAAGGGTTCCAACGATACGGCTGATTATATCAACTCCTTTTTACGTAATTCGCTTGCCGCCAAGATACACATTGTCATCCCCAATGCCTGGCTTGAGTCCAAGAGGATCCAGATAACCAAACTCTGCGACGAGAATAAACGGCGCAAGAAAAACAATGAGGAAGAACTGATGTACAATGGCATCGTGATTGGTTCGGAATTCAAGGAATCCACCCTGATAAAGTATCTGCAGTCTGAACTGCGCAAGATCTCCCGCTATCTGTCCGGTGCAGACAACCAGGGTAAGGCGTATGCGACAATCAGCTTCAAGAACAGCCATGGCGAAGAGGAACGCTGGAAGATAGAGACGGTTGATTTGAAATACAAGGAATATATCGATGCCTTGATATCCTATGACAAACGCGCCGATGAGGTGCTGCTGTCAAGCGTGGGACTTGACTCCTCCATATCCAGTGTCAGCAAGGACGGGGTCATATCCAAATCAGGAGCCGATGCGTATTACAACTATCTGATATACATTATGTCACTGACCTCGGAAGACGAAATATGCTCCGAACCGTTCAATATGGCCATACAGATTAACTTTCCCCATTTGTACAGCCAGGGGTACCGTCTTGGATTCTATCGCGAAGTCCCGGCACGCCAGGAAGATGTTTCACCTCAAAACAGACTAAATCAGCAACAGTCATGAGAATATTGGAAGAACTGTTTACCACCATTTCGGAATTTCGGAAGTATGCTCCCTATGCAGAGAGCAATGTCACTTTCGACCAGCTCAATTCGTCTGCCATTTCTGCGAAAAAGCAGATGGTTATCATCCTTACCAAAGATGTCTACACCGATCTGACGGCAGACGAGGGCGAATTGAAGGAGGCCCTGCGTCTTGCTATGGCCAATCTTACCATGGCCAAACAGCTCATTTTTGATGTTGTATCCAAGCGTAAGGATGATGTCGATATATACAAGCATGAGCAGGAAAGCATGCGCAGGTCGTATATTGAGAACTATTATAATGCCATGGATACTGTCATCCAATTGCTTGATAACAGTCAGACCGTGCCCTCCTGGAAAGAAACGAGATACAAGAAGATGCTTGATGTTCTTAAAATAAAGAGTACGGAGGAGTTCGACATGCTGTATACGATAGACATGTCCTATCTGTTCTTTTTCCGGACCATACCAATCCAGAGCGAAGCGCTGGATGACGGGATATCGGCCTATTTTGAGCGGGCAGAAAAAAAGGAAGAGATACTGCGTCTGCTCAAACGATGCCTCGCCAAGCAGACCATAGCCATTGCCCTGCGGCGTTTTGATATTCTCGATTTTCCAAGTACGATTCGCAATTTATTTGAAGACTCAAAAGTTATGCGATATGGTACTCAAGAGCAAGAACGTTTACTTGCTCTGTCAGACGCTCTGCTTGAAGAGGTGAAGCGGGAACTGGCCAATATAGATTTGCTTTTGTCAACGGACAGTTCCGGCTCTGTAGATACGAACACATCCTTTAACCGTCCGGACGACATAATAATGCTGATGCCATGTTGACAATAGATTTTATAGCAAAAGGAATGCAATACAGCATCCCCAATTCCTGGGATGGATTAACTCCTTATCACTTCCAAGCACTCATGCGTGATATACAAAGGTTTGCGGAGGGAAAAATATCCGTCGGCATGGTTCGTGTGAATTATGTTTGCCGAATTATGGGATGGAATCTTCAAAAAATAAGGAATACGGATGGATGGGCAAATGTGGCCTGGCTTGCAGAGCAAGTGACATTTCCCTTCACAATTGTCTATCCGGATAATGATGCAGCACTCCAGGAACTGGATTCTGAAACATACAGACTCTGTAAGAAGATACCACCACACCGGTTGCATGGAATAACCATATCCAGGTATCTGGACAGACTGGACTACAAATATGCAGTCGACTCATGTTTCTGCAAACAATTGGTTCCGGCGATACATCTTGAGGATGAAACTTTTTTTGCCTATAATATAGAAACCATGTTCAACCGGCTTACTTGCTCGCTTACGGCACTCCAGTTCATTGAGGCACGTGGTCTCCTTGGATGTCCGAAAGAACAGCTTCCGTTATTGGCCGCTATCCTTTACTATCCGGACCGGTATTCATCTGCCGGAGCGCATAAGTTGGCACAGAAGTTCACTGGGATGCCGATGGATGAGCTTATTTCCATAGCCTTCAATTTTCAGGCCTTCACCAATTATCTGTTTACCAAAACTGAGTTCAAGTTGCTTACAGAACTTGAGGAGACCAAAGTTTCTGCCATTTCCACGGGTGCACTTGAGTCTCTGTACAACTTGAGTTCAGACGGGTTTGGGGATATTGAAACCATCGAACACATGAATGTCATCCAGTATTTGACCATCCTCCGGAAGAAAATTATTGATACAGTGCGCAGCCTGCATGCGGCCAAAATGGATAAAGCGGATATTGCCAGAGAAGTCAGACTTCCAATCCACATAATAAATGAAATCCTATGATACTTGATTTACTCAGATATTTTGCCCGTTTTCCCCAAAAGGAAGGGGTTGTCTCCATGTTCGCCAACGGCTCAAGTGACTTTATCCAATATACGGAACTGCTTGGGTATGTCAAAAAACTCCCGGAACCGATAATGCCCGAACTTGAGAATCTTGTTTTCGGGCAGTCATACGATTACGTAAAGAAGCGCGTCGATAATATTACCGGCAACTATCTGTTCGTGGATTTCGGAGAATTCACATCAAGCCGTGACACACACAACTCCATTCTTGACAGCCAGAAACTTGCAGCTACCATAGCTATGAAAGTTTCGGATTCCGCAGACATGGTTGAGACGGCCATTGCCTCGGAAATGACCTTGTCTCTCCTTGCGGCACTTCGGAAAAGGCTTATTCTCGATTCACGGTCTGAGGATTTACCATGGCTTGATAAGATATCGGAGAATCATGACATTATCCCTTTTGTCTCATCCGAATTCAAATCCATAGGTTGGACACTCATGTTCAGTTCTGCAGCAACCGATTTGTTTAATGTCAAACCATCCCTTAGTGAGTAGCAGATGTCAGACCATTAAATGGTTCAGAAACTTTTTGTTCATGTTGTTTATTTCCATCCTGGCTGTGGGCTGTCGAAGTTCGCGGTCAGGAGCTACTCCTGATTACTCTTTTCCGTCATCCCTACCACGAAAAATAATCATTTTTTACTCAAGCTAAACAAAGCTAACACACTGATAATAAACAAGATATTACTACGTTATGCGCGTTAATAGTGTTACCTTAGCTGTACGAAAAATAAAGGATAAAACATTATGAACGAACAAGTTACAAACATTCTTAACCAGAGCATAACAAAGACGGCAAAGATACAGCAGCTCCTTCTTTTAGGTCTGACCCGCCGCCAGGTAGCCGATTTGGTAACAAACGGAAATTACGGTTTCGTGCAGAACGTATATAAGAAAATGCTGGAAGCCGGAAGATTCGGCCAGCAACCGGCCATCGCAGCCTGCCCCGAATTGGACTATACTTTCAACAGACGTTTCGGCATCGAGATAGAGGCATATAACTGCGAAAAGGGAGTTCTTGCCCGTGAACTTCGTGAGGCCGGAATTGCAGTTGCAGTGGAAGGTTACAACCATAACACCCGCGACCATTGGAAGCTGGTTACAGACAGAAGTCTTAGAGGGAACGATACTTTCGAGCTGGTAAGCCCGATACTTGAAGGGGAAGCCGGATTGCAGGAACTTCAGAAGGTATGCTGGGTGCTCGATTATTGCAATGTGAAGGTGAACGACAGCTGCGGCCTTCATATACACATGGACGCTGCAGACTTTACCATTGAAACCTGGCGCAACCTTGCAATAACTTACCGCCGCCTCGAACCGGTAATCGACTCCTTTATGCCGGGTACCCGCCGGAACAACAGATATTGCAAATGCCTTACCGGAATTTCAGAACGCAGTATAACGGAGGCAGAGAACATCATGCAGCTACGTTCAGCCTTTGGAAACGACCGCTACCACAAATTGAACCTTGAGGCTTACGCACGCCACCGCACAGTTGAATTTCGCCAGCATTCGGGTACCACCAATTTCACAAAGATGGAAAATTGGATACGGTTTGCCGCCAACATGATTACCTTTGCAAAACATGGCATGGTGAATTCGGGATGCCCGCTTTCAAATATCCCCTTTCTGACAGCCGACCAAAAAGTATTTTTCAAATTGAGAACCAAAAAATTAGCATAATATGATGACAACTTACACTTTGCAGGATGGCGGTATAATTGCCGCCTCCTGCCCTGCAGACTTTGTAACCAAACTCCGTGAAAGCAGCCGTTTCGACAGTGAATGTACCGACCAGGAATATATGTACCATTTCGCCGACCGTTTCCATGACCAGACGGGGCATGTAGTCCGAGCTGATACCCCGGAGCATTTTTTGGAGGATTTGCTTTCCAACGGGTATATGAAAGTAGAATAATCCCCTCCAAACAAAAGAAGGCTTCCAACTTGTGTGAAAGCCTTCTTTATATTGATGTGGTCGGTAGAACGAAAAATCCCCGTAGCGGTTCATACTACGGGGATAAGTTGTCATAAAACGTCTCTCAAGATATGGAGAGTGAACCTAATTGTTTGCTTATATCCTGGAGAGCGAAGTTGAATGTCTCCAAATCCTTTTTGCTGAGCGTATAAACTTTACCCCTAACTTTGCTGCCATTGATACGTTGGCTAAGCCATGCGGTACTTTTACCGAAATACTTCTTGGCAATGTATCCCAATGGAATGATTTCCGTATAGGGAGCTATTTGTTGCTTCAATGTGATATAGTTGTTCAATTCTTCAGCTTCTGATGAAACCTCCTTGTAGCCATTGATTAGGAAATCGGCTATTGCATCAACATCTTTTTGATCTGTGTATTTACTGGTTATTTCATCAGAGAGAGCAACATATTTCTCCATGGCATCCGGTGTGCCGGAGTGAGCGATTTCATGCAATTTCTTCAAATCATCTTTAAGTGCCATAAGCTTATTGTTTTGTGCTCCCCTTATGGGGAGCTTGTTTAACTTCATTTTTCCAATTCTTTCAAAACCTTTTCTAAAAGTGCTATCTGTTTGTCTGTTTCCAGTTTTGCATCCAAGAGTTCATCCATCTTCTGCCTACTCATTTGGTTTCCTGCATTCTTGAAAGTGTGTTCATACATTTTAGATAACAATTTTAACTGGGTAAGCTTTGCAACCAGTTGCATTTTTGTTTCTTTTTCCATATCTCTTTGTTTTAATGACAATGCAAATATACATAAATATTTCTTTATGCACAAATTCCATAAAGAAAATTTTATGTATTTCTTCTTTATTGAACAAAAATGCATTTTCTGCACATGAAAATTTTAACATGTGCAGAAATGGGGTATATTTGCACTTATAACTTAATATTCATACTGTATGAAAAAGGCACTTTTATTATTTGTGCTGATGAGCTTGACCTTATTCACTCATGCACAAGAGAACAATTACGAAGAACTAAAATTTTTCAAAGTGATTCAATCCGAAAATAATGCAGACAAAAATAGCCTATACGCTGCACTACGTAGTTTTATGGCTATTTATTATGCTAATTCCCAAAATGTTATTCAAATGGATGATAAAGACGCAGGAATTCTTATAGGGAAAGCTACATCTGTATTCGATTCTCCCAGTATGATGCTTTCTGCGTATGAAGGATGGTTAGACTATAATTTAAAGTTGCAAGCACGTGATGGACGGGTAAGAGTAGAAGTTTCTCATTTTTTTCATCATAACAAACCAGGAAATCAGAAAAAAGCACAATTAGGAGTTCTTACTAAGGCAGATGAATATACTGATAAAGGTATGCAAAAGAAGTATCACAATAAAGTATGGTTAATGCTGAAAGAACAAGCGGCTAAAATCAGTTCTGATATTTTTGTTAATGTTGAAAAGGTTATAAAAGAAGGAGCCACTATTCAAAGCGAAGATGATAATTGGTAAGTTACTTATATAGGGTAATACAAGTATTTATATATTTAAGAGCTGACGAAATATTGCAATATTTCGTCAGCTTTCTTTTTTGTTTCAAAAAAAAATCCCATATTTGCAGTGCCAAATAAAACGATAGTATCATCTATCCCGTTGCGTCCGGTAGACGCTCAATACGAAATTGGGCTTTTTTTATGTCCATCGATTTGCTTAAACATTAAGTATTTAGCAAATTCATATACGAAACTTACGGCTGTCTTTTCCATTTTCGGACCCTTCGGGAATACGAATCGTTTTGTTTGGCGACTTTAACGGGAAAATGACAGCCGTTCGTGTATTCGAGAACTTGCCATTAGCCAAACAAAACGATTCGTATATGAAAAATCAAATTTCCGGCACTCTCAACGTGCCTGCCTCCGGCATCCCTACCGTGGGCGAATCCGTTAACGCTCTTACCGAGCAAGTCAATAACCTCCAGCGCCGTTACTACCGTGCTTTGGCTCCCGACTGCGAAGTCAAGACCGAAGCAGACCGCTGGTACTTCCGTGCCATCGTATGGGCATGTGCCGGAATGGTGTTCCCACCATTGGTTGTGGTCACTGCATTATGCGTTTATAAGGCAAAGAAGTGCCAGAAAGGAGGTGCCAAATGAACCGTATCAATTCTATAACACAAAAAGACATTTATGTTCAAGCCGAACGTCTTTGCACAGGAACTGAAACAAGTGAGTATAAATATTGCCTTGCTTATTATGGCAACTTTGTGATGTGTGACATCTCTGCGGAGGATGCCCGTGAAATCATTTCCTGCCTGCAGCATGCGCTTGATGTTAATGAGAAAGGAGGACAAAATGAAAAATAAAGAACCAGAACAGAAAATTACCGATATCAGTATCCATATAGCATCCTTGTCCGCATCGTTCAAACCTGCCCCGGATGCACGCCATGCCACCCATTGGTTCACTACGGATGAAGTCTACGACGCCATTCGTCGCATTGATCCTGAAGCGCATATTAGTAAGGAGCAGGTTCATCAAGCCATGCTTGATGCCGGTTATAAATACCAGAACCGTCCTGGTTCATCAGGACTGGACTTCCGGTGGATGCTCCAAGCAAGAAACTAAATACTACTGTCATATAGGGGGTAATTGTTCGTGATGAATAGTTGCCCCTTCGTTTTATGTCCTTTCCGTACTACCTCCCCTATTCTATCTTCGCTGGAAATAACTGTGAATATGATTACAGACCAGCTTGTCAGAGAACGTTTTGTCCATGATATAATGTCTCAAGGCATCGACCTTATTTATGAGACACAAGAAAAAGTTGTGCGTAGATATCTCAACTCACAGTCCGGTGACCTGGTGGCACATCTGCAGAAACGTCCGTTCACTACCCAGGAATCAGACACGAAACAAGTCTATTATCTGCGTATATTCCCATATCTCCGCTTCCTTGACATCCATTACCGCCGTGGAGCCAGTGACCGTATTTCCCGTCATATTCACCGTAATCTTGCTCTTTATAACCGGGTGGTCTGGGGAGTGCTGTATCATGAGACATTCCCGGAAATAAAGTACGGTTTCACGGAAGAAGTTCGTACCAATATTCGCAAGGAACTGGAGCAGGCCCTTCAATATGAAAACTCAAACTGGTAACATTATGGCAAAAAAGCATTTATCCGAAGACGAAATCAAACTCATAATCTCAGGTGACAGTTCCAAGCTTCAGGAAGAGCTGCATACACTGACCAAGGAAACCAAGGCTTTGAAAAAGGAAGAGGTCGAACGCCGCAAGGCTATGGTGGAGCTCGAAGCCCAAGGCAAAAAGAACACGAAAGACTATCAGAACCTTGCGAAAGAGTGCAAAGACTATACGGCCAAAATCTCCAAAAACAATGAGAAAATAAGTCTGCTGACCCGTAACTTGAAAGTCAACGATCTCACCATGAGACAGCTCAAGAAAGAAGCTAAGGAGCTTTCCGCTGCTTTGGATGATATGACTGAATCTGCGAATCCGGAAGAATATGCCAAACTCAATACCCGTCTCAGAGAAGTCCGTGCCCGCATGAGCGAGTTACGCAGTGCAGGTAACAACATGAACAATGAGTTCGGCAACAGCGTGAATTGGATGTCCAAGTTAAAAATGGCAGCCAAGGCTTTCATTGCCGTTAAGGTTGTCGGATGGCTTAAGGATGTCCATAACCAGGCATACGAAACACGCAAGGAATTTGCCAAATACGAGGCAGTCCTCCGGAATACTTTCCAGTCGCAGAAGAAGGCTAATGATGCCATGAAGATGCTTCAGCAATTGGCAGCAGACACCCCATCGTCCTTGCAGGAATGGACTGAAGCATATATCAAGCTGGTTAATCGTGGGGTCAAGCCTACCAGCCAGGAGCTTGTCAACATGGGAGACCTTGCCGCTTCCCAAGGAAAGTCCATCGATCAGCTCATTGAGGCTATACTTGATGCGATGACCGGGGAGAACGAACGTCTGAAGGAGTTCGGTATCAAGGCTTCCAAATCCGGGGAGACTACAAAGTTCTCTTTCCGAGGAGTGACTACCGAAGTGCGCAATTCTGAGGATGCCATCAAGGATTATCTTCTTTCTCTCGGTCGTGTCGACGGCATTGCCGGTTCCATGGCCGTGCAGATGCAGGAACTTGAAGGAATCCAGTCCAACCTTGGAGACACAATGGATGCCTTTTTCAATAAAGTGGGAAAAAAGCTGGAGCCGTTCTGGAAATCCATGTTGAAGTATGCCAATGGATTCTTCACTAAACTTGGGGAAATGTTCACCACTTATACGGAAACTTACGAGAACCATTTCGACAAGATGGTGCAGCTTGAGAGCGCATTGCCGGGACTGTTGAACCGATACGAGGAACTGACCGGCAAGTCCTCCCGTTCCGCTGAGGAACAGAAAGAGTTGGCCAATGTCATAGCCCAGATAAGGAACATGGTACCTGGCGCAGCGACAGCATTCGACCAGTACGGGAATGCCATCGAAATTTCAGGCGAAAAGGTGGAGGAATTCCTTAAGAAACAAAGGGCGCTGCTAAAGTTTGAGAATCAGAAAGCCATCCGGGAAACAACAGAGCAATTGGAAGAATATCGCCAGGCATATAAGAATCTGTTGGAACAGCAGAAACAAGGTGGAAGGACTGTTTTCCAGAGCAACGGCATGTTTGCGGCACCGACAGCATACATCAATACTGAAGCTCTTCCACAAATAGAGCAGGATATAAAAAAGTATGGTGACCTCATTCTGGGTGCCGAAGAGAAATTGAAACAACTGAACGGCCAGACTATTGAAGAAACCGTCAAGAACCAGCAGAAGCTTGCAGAAGCACGCCAGAACTTCAACAAGATGGAGAAGGTTCAGTTGCAAGCCTGGATAAAGAACAATAAGGATGCAGCCGGTGAGTATGTGGAAATAGCCCAAGAAATATACAACAAACGTTTCCCGGCAGAGGACTCTGACGCGACCAGGAAGAAGGCTGAAAAGGCTGCCAAAGAAGCAAAGTCGGCTGCAGAAAAAGAGCAGAAAGCAAAAGTCTCTACGGAGCAGGAAGCCGCCAAGTCTCTTGAAGCATTAAGGGAGGAAGAACTGCAATCCCAACAGAAATGGTATAATGATTCGTTTGCCGCTCTTTCAGCTTTTCTGGCATCAGGAAAAATGAGTAAGGAACAATATGAAATGCTGGAACTCGAACTTGAAAAATCGTATGCGGAAAATAGGCTCATCATAGAACAGTCTTATTATGAGGACGCCATATCCATGGCCATTTCCAATGCAGAAACCAAGGAAAATCTCGTCCGGAAGTCCAATCAACGTGTCATTGATGCGGAGAAGGCGGCGAATGCCAAGCGTGCTTCACTGCAGGAAAAGCTGAATACCCTTGTCAAGGACTTCAAATCAGAGTTCAAGGTTACTACAGTTGATGAAGATTATGCCGCGCAACTCAAGGTTCTTGAGGCATCCTACCAGGCGCGTAAGGAAATGGCTGAGAAAAACAATCTTGATACGACAGAATTGGACAGTGCCCACCTTAGAGCTAAGGAACAACTTGAATCCGAACATCAACAACGTATCCAGTCCATTCGTGACCAGTATGGCTTATCTACACAGCAGGAACGGTTCAATGCGGAACTGGAACAGCTCAGGCTCGCACGTGAACAGCAGTTTCTGACTGAGGAACAATATGAGCAAGCCGTCCAGAGCCTCAAACGGGACAGTTATAAAAAGCAGTTTGACTATTATTCCAGTCTGTTTTCCGGAGCCATTCAAGCATTGCAGCAAGCGGAAATGGACCAGGTCGATGCAAAATATGATGCGGAAATTGAGGCAGCCCAAGGTAATACGGAAGAAGTGGAACGTCTGGAAAACGAAAAGGCCCAGAAAAAGCTTGATATACAGAAAAAATATGCGGACGTGAATTTTGCAATCAAGGCATCACAAATCATCGCAGACACAGCTGTGTCAATCATGAAAGCATATGCAGATTTGGGACCGATTGCGGGTTCAATCGCAGCAGCCCTTATGGGCGTGACCGGAGCCGCACAATTGGCCAGTGCCAAAGCTGAACGGGATAAAATCAAAAATATGACTCTTTCCGGCAGTAATTCCGGCAGTTCCGGTACCGGCGCACGCGTTGCCACCGGTCGCCAGTCCGGAGGCAAGATTGATGTCCGGCGCGCCCAGGATGGAAAGCTCTTTCCCGATGCCGACTACGACCCTGATGCACGGGGATTCATTGACCGTCCTACTGTCATAGTAGGTGAAGGGCCTTCCGGACAATCCAAAGAATGGGTGGCCAGCAATGCTGCAGTAAGCAATCCCACTGTTGCACCAATCCTGGATATACTGGATAAGTCCCAGCAGGCCGGTACCATAAGGACACTTGACCTTAACCAGGCAATCCGCGCACGAATGGCCGGGTATTCATCCGGCGGGTCCATAGATACCCCGAAGGCTACGGCTCCGGTACCACCAAACGCACCAGGGAACTCACTGCCCCCAAGACTGATGGAACGCCTGGCCAATGCAATCATCCGCATTGATGAAGAGGGTATCCCTGCATCCGTCACTCTCTCAGAACTTGAACGCAAGCAGGAATTGCGGAACCGTTCGCGTAACATAGCAAAAAAATAGTATCATATTATGAAAATAGTACATATCCCCACCGGCGAGGCCTACCAGCTTTCTCCCGACACATGCCTTGAAGTGGAACGGACGAATCTCTTCTTCAATGAGTACGGTGAGCAGACACTGCCGGTCACATTACCGGACACACCTCTGAACCGTCGTCTGACGGGGAATCCCGAACAGCTGGCGAACCTTGAGCGTCCGTCTACCGATATCGAATGTACCATTACCGACGGGGAATACTTCTGCACCTGCCGCCAGGCCGTATTGGGAGCCCGTCGGAACGAAGGTATCACAACCACCTTCTACATGAATGAGGGAAGTTTCCTGAGCCGCCTCCAGCGTACCCCTTTAACTGATGTGTTCGGTTCGGAAACAGTCCCCGGAGTACAGACTGTCGAGCAGGGTATTGCCTGGTGCTGGAGCTTGCGGACAAACACGGACCCGAACTTTTCCATTTTCCCCGCTATCGTGGAGATGGACGGTGAACGACGGGTACTCAATGCGATGGCAGAAATGGAGGCTGACGGTACGCCATTGAACAATGGGCGTACCGTGACCGGACTGTACAATGCCTGGTCACGTACAGAGCAGGTGGACGGGCGCACCATCAGTCTTACCCCCGGATACTACATCACTCCCTTTATCCGATGCACATACGTTTTACGCCGTGTTTTTGCATATTTCGGATATGAACTGCTGGAGGGTTTCTTTGATAAGACTCCCCCATTCAACGGGATGGTATTCATCAACACCACCATGGACACTCTGGTCAACGGGGATATTCTTCTGGCGCACCTGGTGCCCGACTGCCTCTGTTCGGACCTTATAGACCTTTTCCGCAAGAAGTTCTGTTGTGAGTTTATACCCGATGAAGCCGCGCGGACCGTAGCTGTCCGTTTCTTCAATGAATTGCTGGATGAAAAGCCGCAGGTTGACCTTACATTCTTTATGGACGGACACCCGTCTGTCGAGTATGCCACAAGACGCCAACTGAAGCTCTCTTCAGCCACTTCACTGACCGACTGTAACTCTTTCGACAGTCTGAAGGAATTGAAGGAAAAGTATCCCACCGCCTATTGTAATGCGAGTAACGGCTGTTACTATCGGGATGGACATGCCGTGGGAGATTATTCCGAACTGTTGAGCGAGGGGAATATCCCTTATTTTGCAGATGACGGACTGGAAGAATATGAGGTTACTGTACCTGATTGCCAGCCTTGTCCTGCCACGGCAACCTTCCATACCGAATACGGCACTGACCGTAATGGCAATGCCTATACAGCCTTTACCCTGGAAAGGAGTGCTCTGTATGCCGGAGAAGCAAGGGCACTCAACAGTACCATCGTCATCAGTAACGGTTCCATTGAAGAGGAGGAAAGCGGAGAAGGCGCTACCGAAGGGAACAAGACTGACCGGCACGACCAGAAGCCGGTACTGGCATTCGTGCAGCCCGGTACGGGACCAATGAAAGACGTGTCTGTCGGCACTGTCACCGTGAAGGATTCCTATTCTTTATTGTACAATGCACCCGGTGGAATATACGAAGTTTTTTGGCGGCAGTTCGACCTGCTGCTCCGTCATTCGTTGAATAACGTAAGTGCCCAGTTCCTTCTGCCCTCTACCCTGAAGAGTACGCTCCGTGTACATAGCCCCGTACTGTTTGAAGGAGTGAAGTGCTTCCCAAACAAGGTCGGTTTTACTCTTGGAGGTGGGAACCGTCCTGCTGAATGCACCCTTCTTACTACCAATCTTCAACGTCCGGCTTGCCTGCCGCCAATAATAGATATGGATCGTCCGGAATATTATTGGGAACAGATTGGGACTTCCAGTCCGGTGGATGAGGAGCATTGGAAAGCCGCCGGTTTCACTCCACAGACAACCGTGAAATGTCCCAGCATTTTTCCTCCGGCACCAACGGCCTCACAAGTGGTGCAAGGAGGTACATGGTACGAGCGTGAAGTTTGGTACAGTTACTACCGTTCGGGGCGTGTGGACGGAACCGGCGGCCAATGGTTTTACCGGCATGCGTTCTTTGCCCTGAAGCCATGCAGGTAAGGAAAGCTGGTTGTCCTTTCATACCGGTCATGTGTGGCATAAATTTGCGTATAAAATCAAAAATAGAAATCAAGCATGTCTATCCAGCAACAACCAGATGTACTTTCGCTCTCGATGAACTTAAAACCGATCATCGTACAGTCTACAGCTGAGACCGTAACCTTCACTCTGAAGAAAAACGGTGAAGTGCTACTTTCACAAAGCTACCAGACGGATAAGAACGGCCAAGTGCAGATAGATCTACGCCAGATGGTGCATGAATCACTGCAAACTATTGTTTCAGATGTTGGCATTGTTTATACACAGGCAGATCTTGTTGCCGATTTTTCTGCTCTAATTGACATGGACACCGTCAATTTCCGGGTAGTGCGTGGTGGAGTGGATCGCCTGGCAGACTCAGCCACAAATTTTCTGACACAGAATTTTCTTACCTGGCAACCGAATGTTAAACCGGTTACGTATTATTCTCCGGAGTTCCTAACCTACTATGCTGTGGTTGCCGGTACAGTCAAACTTCGCGCTTACTTTACGGACGAGTCTGGAACTGTTAAATCTCAGACAGATTATACTGTTACAGAGTTGATGCCAGGTATAGCTTATACAATGCCTTTACAATACTCTGTCGTTGCGGGATGGCTGGGGCATAAATTACCTGCATATTATGATGTATGGGTCGAGAATACCTCCGGCCAGCGTCTTACATATATACAGCGTTACTATGCTGAGGATATGCGCTCCGAGCAGGAACAATGGGTACTGTTCGAGAATTCGTTGGGCGGCATAGATACCTTTCGGGCTTACGGTGTCACTACTCTTAATGGGGAGCACACTCATAATATAGCGGAAACTGATGAATGTTTCCAAGAGTATCGTGTGGATACCGAAAGGAAATTTCAAAAGAATACCGGATACTTAAATGATAATGAACGCAAATGGTTGCTTGATTTTTTCCCATCCCAGAACAAATATCTGTATGCAGGTAATTATTTGCGGCAGATAGTCGTAATGGAAAGTAATGTCAGCTTTACGGATCGTGACATACCGAGTAATTATACATTCACATTTAAGTATGCGGATGCCCGTCCTCTATTAAATCTTCCCAGAACTGATCTTCCGGCAGATATTCTTAACATCACTGTTCCCGAAGTCGGTTCTTTTACGGTGCCCCCTCGGCTTGCTGAATTTTCCCGCTTACCACTTTCCGAGGGGGCCTTATTTCCCATACAAAATCCATATTCAGAGGAATGGTCAACTACTAATGTAGCTGCAATTGGGTATTACCTCGCAGACTTTTTATCTCGCATCTTTGGTTCTGGCGGCGGTGTCGGTCATAAACACCGTAACTATGATTTGCTTGAATTGCTTTCATATATTGAAGGTTATCTGCTGGTAAATAGCCAAAAGATAAAAGCTGGTTATGCGGACAAAGCTGGTTCTGTTGAGGGAATGGAGGATATGTTCCTTCACAAAGACCGAGCTGACGGCACTCCTTTCCCCATAACCTTCGGAGATTGGGTCAAGTTCGGCGAGTTCATCACCGGTATTTCCGGAGGGTGCATCGACAAGAATGGCATTCTCGAGATGGAGGAAGGCATATTCCGCAAACGTCTGTTTGTTCCGGAGATTGCCTATAACCGTGTGACCTATTTCAAAGGACGTATGTGTGCCTCTCCCGGAGGTGGATGTACGGTCAAGGAATGGACGGACAACGGTGACGGCAGCTATACGATTACACCCGATTTGACGGATGCCGATGGACTGAGCCAGTTTGTCGATGACATTCTGACCACCTACTTCGTCACCAAGTCACCTGAAGGCAAGTTGCAGGGGTTCGAGGAGATGAAGTTCCGGGTGACTTCCGCCGATTACACTGCCAAGACATTCGTCATGACGCCGAAGCCAGGTACTGACTGGAAGCCTGGGGAATCTATGGTACTTGCCCAGACGGGTAACTTTACAGATGAGGATAGGCAGACGTACATCCTGATTGATACGGTTAACGGCAACAACTGTATTACTTTCTTCGACCACGCTAATACATGGGATGTCGAGCCTGCACAAGAGATGTCGTGGATTGGCAAGAAGAAAGGCCGTACCGTACATGGCATTCCGGCTGACAACTACTCGGCAGTTTTTCGCCACGTCATCATGTCCGGCAAGATATTCCAGGTGGATGACATCACCGGCGAGGCTTTCCGGGTGCCGCTATTCAAGGGGACGTGGAAAAAGGGTGAGAAGTATGCCTATTACGATGAGGTGACGCATAACGGCAGCTCCTGGATATGTGTCAATGAGAAAGGCACGTCTACAGAACCGGCAGACGGCAATGCTGATTGGTTGAAATATGCGGCCAAGGGAGAAAGCGGCAAGGGTATCAAGTCTACCGATGTGGAATACGCGATATCGGTGTCGAATGTCATTGCCCCGGTGGACGGTTGGCAGACTACCTCCCCTGAATGGGAAGCCGGCAAGTATATCTGGTCGCGGACGAAGATTGTCTATTCTGATGGCGAAGTCAAGTACACCCAAGCGGCTTGTATCAGTGGTGGGCAGGGAGCTGACGGCAAGGGCATCAAGTCCATCACGGAGGAATACTACCTTTCCTCTTCATCGGCCACCACAACCGGAGGCGAGTGGCAGACAGACTCTCCGGCGTGGAAAAACGGCTGGTATATCTGGACCCGGACAAGGATAGTCTTTACTGACGATACTTCCACCACAACGAACGCCATCTGTGTGACTGGCAGCAAGGGTGCAGACGGTACAAGCATTACCAATTGCGGTGAATGGGAAACCGGCAAGCATATACCTTACATGGGCATTACCAGGATGGCCGGACGTGTCTTTCTCTGCATCGCTCCTGATGGTACCGACAATCCTCCGATGTGGACTCAGACGACCAATGAGGGGAGACGCATCCTGCAGACGCAAGATGGCGGCAAGAACTACGGCTATATCATTACCGGAGACCTTAATACCGCTGAGTATGAGCTGCTGGTGGAAAATGGCCAGGACGGTAAGGATGGAAAAGGCTATGAGTGGATATTCAAGCATACGACAGAGAATGTGACGCCTCCTACGCCAGCCACCTCGCAGGTGGATGATTATGTGCCGTCCGGCTGGCATGATGACCCGATTGGGGTGAGCGAGAGCCTGCCATACGAGTGGGCTTGTTGCCGCACGAAGAAGGACGGTGTATGGAGCGCGTTCTGCCCGGCAGCCATCTGGGCCAAATGGGGCTTTGACGGCGAGTCGGCCATTGTAGCCGATTTCGACAATGAGATGGAGAGTGTGGCGTTGACATACGAGGGAAAGACTGTTTCGCAATCCGTGCTCAATACAACCGTCGGCATGTGGTATGGTACGAAGAAACTACAGCTCAAGTCCATCTCATGCGTGACGCCTGCCGGTGTCACGGAAAGCTACAATGTCAATACGGGTGTGATAGCGTTTACCGTGGCTTCCGGCATTTCGATGCCTGCACGTTCAGAGGTCAGGATAACCGTTACGGCTACGGTACAGGATACGGATATAAGCCGTGAGCTGGTGTTCACTGTTACCGGGGTGCGTGCCGGTAATCCGGGCAGTGATGCGGTACTCTATAGGCTGGTGCCTTCCGTTTCTTCAGTCAGCAAACGGAAGGACGGCACTTATAGTGTAGCCGGGGTGTCATGTACACGTACCAAGTCTGTAGGCGGTAGCACTTCCATCACGACGGATGGCGTACTGAAATACAGTAAGGACGGAGGCGCAGAGGTCGAGATACAGAACGGCACGTCCATCTCTCCGAAGAACTTCACGACGCAGTTACAATTTGTCTATTATGTGGGTGGGCAGGTCGTGGACCGGGAAACTATACCCATGGTCGTG